ATATTTTTTTGTATCTTTTTAATATGCTGTATTTAGTGGATTGTATAAAAAATGTGTGTTTGAGTTGCGGATTTTACTCCGCAACCCAATGCGAAATTACATAGAGTTTTTCTTCTCTTGGATTTCTTTTCTTCTAACTTTAACTGCTTTGCCTAGGATGCCAAGAGCCTTTCTTGCTCTAGCCGCCGCCGCTTTTACACCTTTAGTCTCGAATGCTTCTGACTCTGCGATGTAAGATTCAAACGCAGTTTTTATTTCTTCATGTGTTGCCATGATGTTTCTCCTTTATAACGTTATAAATTTCAGTCCAATCTTTTACTCTTAGGACTGAATTACTTGTATTATACACTGAATTGTGAGGATGGTCAAGAAGTAATGATACCAATTCCAATTCAGCACCTAATTCGGCATTAGCCGGTTTATCTTCTATCCAGATTGTGCCCACCGGCAATCTGGCTAGTGCTTCGTCTTTGTCCGCTCCTGTATCCAAACACTCTACTTTATGGAACACATCGCCGAACACCTCCTTAAGATTCTGTTCTCTCAGTTGATTGGCTTTTTGGTCCAATGTTTGACTGGTAATCACATGGAACTTATAACCTAACTCTGCTATTTTCTTGACATTTTCAACAGCACCTTCGATAGGTTTTAAGAACTTCATCCAGGCACTTTCATTGAATATCTTAATTAAGACTTCCATTTGACCTTTGTTCATGTGATAGTTCATGTGCATTTCATAATGATCACTTGCCATTTTGGGAAATTCTTGAAACGTCATCCACTCATCGAATCCTTCTTCCCATTTGAGTAAAACTCCGTCGCAGTCTGTGGCAATAATATTATTCATTATTTAGGTAGTGTTAAACCTGATGTGCCTTCCATATATTGTCTTGCCATTCCGCCTTCTGTTTCTGCGTAACATACCACGTTCTTTTTGTATATCTCCACAGTGGCATCTTGAGGTATAGTGAAAACAAATGGGCCTAAGCCTAATCCTTTTTGAGGAATATTCACTATGGCTCTTGGTTTAGAGACCACTAATAACTCTTCTTGATCTTCTTGTAATCTTGCGACAACTTCTTCACCACTCATCAGTTTGATAGTGATTGTGTCTCCTTGTTGTGGTTTAGCCATTATGTTCTCCTTGTTTAAAATATTCTTTCAATTGATCGTAACCACCAATCAGTTTGTCATCAAGCAGGATTTGTGGTACACTTCGTACTCCTGGTACTGCCTCTAACAGTTGTTCCTTGGTCCAACCTTCTCCAATTTTTCTTTCTTCGTATTCGATTTCTTTTTGTTTTAATAGGCTTTTTGCCATATCACAGTATGGACACATTGGTTTGCTCCACACAATCGCTCTAGTTGTCTTTGACATTTGGTATCCTTATTGCTCCTATTCCTTCTTTGTGTAATTCTTTTATTTCTTTATCAGTTGCTGTACCGTATATATGGTCATCACGTTCTCCCAGTGACGCTTTGCGAGCCTCATCAGCAAAACGTTCTCCCACGTTCTCGCAGTTCTTTTCAACCCATGTCTTCAAATGTTGCAGTGTGGATCTACTGTTGTAGAATGCGGTGTTAGTTTTTTTGCTTTTGCCTTTTTTAGTGCGAGGACTAACATTGGGAGCCATTATGGCTCTTCTTATCAGTGTGTTATCACACATTGGACAAGCAATCAGTTTCTTATCTTTTTGATCCAAATACGATTTCTCTGATGCGAACCAACCTTCGAATTCGTGATCCTGAGCACACAGTAAATTGTATTTGGGCATTCTTTATTATAACTTCTTAATCGGATTGTGTCAAATGTATTTAATGGTATTGATCGTTTGGATTGATATGTTTGGAATTATCTTCGTATCGATCTAGGTAAAGATTAATGCCAATCATTGCGATACCAAAACCAATCAACCACCAAAGGAAAGCACCTTCTTTGTGTGTCAAAAGATACACAAGAACCTGAAGACCATCCATTGTGGAAAAATCAATCATGTTCATGTTACAGTGAGAATTTTTTGAATTGACCTTTTTGTACGTCTTGCTTGATGCCACCCACAATGTAAGACTCTACTTCTGTCTCCTGTGGTGCCACCTGCATACCTTTTGATGACAACCAATGCTGTGTCCAAGGTAAAGGATTTTGTGATGCTGATATATCGTAAATTGGATCATAGCCTAATGCTCTTAATCTTTTGTTGGCAATCCACTCCACATACTGTCCTAGTAATTTTTCATTTAAACCAATTAAAGATCCATCTTTGAACAGATGCTTTGCCCAGGCTTTTTCTTCTTCAACACAGTCTTTGAACATTTGGATCACAATTTTTTCTGTGCCTTTCATTGCTTTGGTCATTTCAGGATCATCACCTTTTTGCCATGCTTTGATCACGTGTGTTGAAAGGTTCAAGTGTGTGGCTTCGTCTCTAGCAATCAATGATAGTATCTTAGCCGAACCTTCCATCAATTTCAATTCACCAAACGCAAAGGTACAAGCAAATGAAATATAAAATCGTAAACCTTCCAATAGATTAACTGTGTTCATTGCCAGATACAGTTGTTTCTTAAGTTCAATCATGTCCACTTTTTTGCCCACAGCATAATCCAAAGCCATTGCTCCGAACTTGTCGTATTCACCTGTAACCGATTTTGCTCTCTTCAAAATTTCTTTATCATTTAAAATAGTATCAAACACTTCTGAAGGATCTGAATACACATTCTTCATGATGTGTGTGTATGAACGTGAATGAATGGTTTCAAAGAAATCCCAAGTCACAATACAGCCTTCTAGTTCTGGATTTGAAACATATGGTAGGAACATAAGACTTGGTCCTCTGCCCTGCACTGAATCCAACAATGTTTGATATTTTAGATTGCTGGTGAATATGTGTTTTTGTTCTGGTCTGAACCCTTGATAGTCTGCTCTGTCTTTTTGTAATGAAACTTCTTCTGGTCTCCAAAAATATCCTATCATGGTTTGATTCAATTTGTCAAACTGTGGATATTTGAAATCATCATATCTCTGAACACCACCATCTTCACCAAAGAACATGGGCTGTTTTGTGAAATCTATGTTTTGTTTATTAAAAACTGTTTTTGTCATACCTACATTAATTATCTAATTTTACTTTTTTTTCTTATTTTGTCAAGTTTAAATTGTACAGGCGTCACACTCGCCATCTTCTAAATCTGCTAATTGTTCTTCAACTGTGGATTCACCATTTACACCGTTAATGCCATTGACACCATTCACGTGTCCATTTAATTGTGTAGATTCAATAACTTGTTCAGTTTCGATACCAGCCGGTTGTACATCTTCTTCTTCACCTTTGAAGTCATAAGTGTTTTGGTAATATGATGTCTTCCAGCCATACTTGTATGCCGACAACATATCTTGAGCCATAACCGAAATTGGCACTTCATTGTTGTCAAACTGTAAAGGATTGTAACTCCAGTTGCCTGATATGGCTTGATCGAAATACTTCTGCATCATGGCCACCACATTGATGTAGCCTGTGTTGTTGGGCATTTCCCAAAGCAGTGTGTAGGCATTTTTAAGTTTAGGATAGCCTGGCACAATCTGTTTGAGTGGACCTTTCTTGCTTTTCTTAATGGATAACAATGCTCTTGGTGGTTCTATGCCGTTGGTTTCGTTGCTAACAACGGAAGAACTTTCTGATGGCATTTGTGCTGACAATGTTGAATGTCTAAGTCCATGTTTGGCAATGTCTTTTCTTAATGATTCCCATGCCATTCTTTGTTTGTGTGGCACAATTTCATCAATCTCTTTCTTGTAGTGATCAATTGGCAATAATCCATCAGCATATTTTGTTCTAGAAAAACCTTCACAAGCACCTTTTTCCTTGGCAATTTCATTGCTGGCTTTTAATAGATAGAATTGAAATGCTTCTGACAGTCTATCAACCAAATCCCAAGCACCTTTTTCTGAATACTTGACTCCGTTTTTAGCAAGGTAGTGTGCCAATCCAATGTATCCTATACCTAATGATCTTCTAGACTTTGTAGATATCTCTGCCGCTTTCACAGGATAGTCTTGATACTCTATAATTTCTTCCAATGCTCTCACAGCCAAGTCACATAAATTTTCCAAATCATCTAGGTTGTTCAACTGTCCCACATTGATCGCACTCAATATACACAATGCTATTTCGCCCTCAGCATCATCTATGGCATTGATAGGTGTGGTTGGTAGTGTGATCTCTTGACAAAGATTTGACATATTCACTTTGTCTTTGAATGATGAGTGTGTGTTGGCATGGTCTATATTCATGATATAGATTCTGCCTGTTTCTGCTCTTTCTTTCAAAAGGTCACTGAACAACTCTTGTGCTGGTATTGTTTTCTTTT